TGAATGGGATTCCCCATTCAGTGATAACATCTATGATATGGTTAGGGATATATCAAGTGGTCATACCAATGAACAGATATTAGAGTGGTATGACATCATTGGATTCCATACATTAGAAGAAGCATTAGCAGGAAGTGAAGAAGAATGACAAGCAAAAGAACAGATGACACAAGCGCACACGACTCAGGCAGTTGCCCTGTTTGTGAAAGAGATAACATAGGATTCCTAAAGGATTGTGTTGGCGTATTACGCCAATGCTTTGACTGTGGTTCTGAGTGGAATGACTTGATGGAGATAACAATAAACGCAAGGGAAGTGATTGAATGATGAAGATAACATACTATGCAAAAGAGATTGATGTGAAAACACCAGATATGCCAGACCATTTGGCCTTACAGTTTGCTGGGCATACGACTTGTCCCAACTGTGGCAATGACCATGCACTAGTGGTGAATGATTGTCCTAACTATGACCCTAAGATGTGGTCTATTGAATGCGGTCAGTGCGACTTCCAAGTCTATGGTGTTGAGGTCATTGACTGTTCCGAAGAAACTAATGAAGGATACTATGCCTTGTTCCCCGAAGAATGTCCTTGTTCATTGTGTAGCAATGAAGAACCAAGCAATGAATGGTGTTGGCAACGGGGAGACTATGTTGAGGATGTCAGTGAAACATATCCAATCACTATGCACATCAGCGCGTCTGCCTATCAAGATTGCACAGTTGATGTCCCCCAACAAGTGATTGCCAAAGGCAAACAAGCAGTGTTCCATTACATTGTTGAAAATGCAACTGCCGAATCATATACTGAATGGGACTATGATGACTTAGGCAATGAAGGATATTCATACGAGACTCATTCAATGTTCGTGGCCATGCACTTAGGTCCTAGTGTCAATAAGATACCACCAAAGCCATTCAAGTCTAACCTTGAGCAATACAATCATCTGATTGAACGACTGTTGAAAGGTGAAACATTATCCACTGAAGAACTAATGTCATTACAGAAACTCGGTGATGTCTTTGAGGAGGAATGATAACATGATTGCCACATTAAATACATCTCCAACACCACCATCTTTGATGGTATTGAAAGGATATACAAAAGATGGAATGCAAAGGAAACGATGTTCGGGGTGTCGTAAGACTGGAACTATGAAAGCAATCAAAGTGTTGGGAACATTCCCCGATGAACAACATGTACTTTGTCAGTGTGATTCAACAAGATGCAGTTGGCATGATGCCAAGTTGCATTTGATTTACAAATCGCCAACACCATTTCAACAAACTGTTGATGTAAAACCAAAGCATACTCCATTGCCATCATTGTTCAATGATGTCAAGCCAAAGCCTGACCTGTTCGGTGGTCAGTCCAAACAATTACCGAACCTATTTTGAGGTGAAAAAAGATGAGTGATAAATTACCAAACCTGTTTAACAGCGAAGCAAGCCAACCGAAAGCCCCGCCAATGCCATTGACTGCGAAGCAGTTGCATTTACTGTGTCAAAGAATGAGTGGTCGTGGCGCACCTGACCATCAAGACGATGCTGGCTGGTGTAAAGATACATGGACTGATGGCAATGAATTGTCAGCACTACCAGTACTGAACCGCCAAGAAGCATACAAAGCATCGGTGATACTATACAAGTTTGCCAATACCCAACTGCCTTTGATTGCAGATTCATTGGGCTTTGAATGCAACAGTGAAATCATGTGGGCAACCAGACAAGCATACAAGTTGAGTGGCCTTGTGTTCCGTGATAACTATGGTGAGCGACTGGCACTGATGGGTTGGTATAATCCTGATGCCAAAGATGCATTGAAGAATGCATTGAAGTTCCCGCAAGTAGCATGGACTACCAAAGATAAGATACCCAATTGGCCTGAAGATGACACGGCCTATGGTGCATGGACTATTCAGAATAAACCTGAAGTCATTGCCAAAGCAGTTGAAGTGTTGTCGCAGTTTGATATTGACTTCGGCTATCTTGATGTAAGTGATGACTTACAAACAACACCAAAGGACATTACCATTGGCACTCCAACCTACATCAAAGATGGTATCCATCATGGAGGCCCTGTCAATGGTGGTGCTTCACCACCAAAGAAGATTGACTCACGCTACCAAGCAGTGGTGAACATTGATTCGGTTGAATTGAAGTGGCCGTTCCTATCTAACAATGCTGACATTCGTACTGCCATCAAGCAAGTTGATGGTTGGAAGTGGGATGGCGAGAAGAAGGTCTGGCGTATTCCTTTGGCTCAAGCAGCGAAGTGTGCTGAGTTCATACGACCTCACTCCGAAGAACTTGCCGATGCAATCATTAGCCAACCAGAGATTGCCGAAGCACTTGAACAGACAATGGAAAGGGTGATGCTATCCCAAGCAGTTGAAGCACCTGATGTCATGGTTGATGACATCAAGCAAAGACTTGCTGGCAAGTTCCCCGATGGACTTGAGTTGTATCCCTTCCAGTATGTTGGTGTTGGATTCGTTGAAGCAGCGAATGGCAGAGCCATGATTGGTGATGAAATGGGAATTGGTAAAACGATTCAAGCCATTGCCTATTCGGTATTACATACCGAGCAATGGCCAGTGTTAGTTGTATGTCCTGCCAATGTCAAATACAATTGGGGTGCTGAGATAGCCAAGTGGGTTCCTGATGCATCGGTTTGTGTTGTCAAAGATGGTAAGTCCATCATTGAAGATGCCAACTACACCGTCATCAATTATGACTTGATGGCAAAGCGCAAAGATGAATTGCTGATGAATGGATACAATCTTGTTATCCTTGATGAATCACATTACATCAAGAATCCTGACGCTCAGCGAACCGTTGCCGTTGTTGAAGTGGCCACCCAATCTAAAGGATTGATTTGTTTGACTGGCACACCAATCACCAACCGACCTGCCGAGTTCTTTACGCAGTTGAATCTGCTACGGCCTGGTCGGTTCAGCAATGTATGGAATTATAGAAAGCGATACTGCAACGCAGTCAAGACCAAGTTCGGTTGGAAGTATGACGGTGCAAGCAACCTCGCTGAACTCAATGAGCAAGCCCGTGATTTCATGGTTCGTCGTTTGCTTGAAGAAGTAATACCTGAGATGCCAGACCTCGTTGAATCATTTGTTCCCGTTAAGTTATCTGATGCTGATTGGAATGAATACAATGAGTTGGTTGCCCAATGGCAACAAGAGTATGAGTACTATCTTGACAACCCACCAATGCCACAAGGATTTGTGTTGAACATGCTTACTGAACTACGACATCATTGTGGTTTGTTGAAGTGCAAGTATGCTGCTGAATACATAGATAGATACTGTGTTGAAAACGATAAGCCATTGGTTGTGTTCACTCATCACCGTGATGTAATGGATTACATCATTGAGTTTATCAAGATGGATTGTGAAACAATCCCTCGCTATGGTATCATTCGTGGTGGAACAGCACCTGCTGAACGGCAACGATTGGTTGCCGAGTTCCAAAATGGTGAACTAGATGTATTGTTCTGTGCTACGGTAGCAGCGAAGGAAGGTATCACATTAACCAATGCCGATACAGTTCTATTCGTTGAAAGAGAATGGGTGCCTGGTTGGGAAGCACAAGCAGCAGCACGGATTCGTCGTATCGGACAGAACTCACAGTATTGTAATCAAGTATTCTTATCTGTTGAGCGAAGCATTGACCAACACTTTGATGCGGTTGTCAAAGGAAAGGCTGCTGTTCTATCAGCAGCACTTGATGGTGATGAAGAACGAAGGGAGAAGAATGACATTGTGAATCAATTGTTAAAGAAACTAAAGAAAGAAAATGGTTGGAGGAATAAGTAATGAAAGAAGAAATAAAACTAGATGAATTGAAGATACGAATTGAGACTGAAGAATATATATTTGAGGAGTGGATTATACATGAGTGAATACAAACCGAGTAGGAATAAAGGAATGAACGGCAATGACTTGAGTGGTAATGGTAGCCAACTTAACTTTGATATGCTATTGACTACGATACGAATGGCACACTATGACAAGGTGAATGAACTAAAGGAGTTGCTATCTGAAACTCATTGGTCGCATTCCTATGGTGGTCATGGCTACCATCACCACACTCGTGGTCAAGAGTTTGAAAGACTTACCGCACAGTTAGCAAGACTAAGTCAAATGCTATGGGTGCTTCAAGGTATGAATAACAATGAGCAAAGACTTGCTAGTTTCCATTGGGTCTTTGACCCAAAGGTTGAGGAGGACTCACAATGAGATTGACTAGTATCACATGTGTGAAGAAAGATTGTATGAATACTGTTAGGTCTGGCTTTCGGTTTTGTTATCGGAAAGATTGCGGATTAAATACATCTCAAACAACACCAAAGGTGGAAGCAACAAACGAGGAGGAATAACGATGTTGGAAATAAAAGGAAACGAAGAAAGAATTGATGAAACGATTGAAGAAATAACTATGGAAAAGAATATGTTTATGCATCTTAACTTTGTGAATGCTGCTCGGCATTACACTGCTGGGTCATTCATCAAAGTGCGACAACCAATGGATACTGCATACACTGTGAACATACTCAATAAGTTCTGGGGTGAAGAAATGACAATGCAATTCATTGCCATGTTTGAACCACCACGAACTGAGCATGTCTGTGATGACGACTCACTTGATGTTGGCATTAACTATGATTACTGTGAAGCATGTGAAGAAGAACGGGACTATGACTGCAACAACATTAGCAACAAAGCCCTTGAGTTCTTTGCTGACTTCTGTGCTGCATTCAAGATGTTGGATTTATCCACTGGCTTTGGTCGCAATGAAACAATACTTGCTATTGAGTTCATCAATCAAAACAGGGACATACTCATTGATGAGGATTCAAATGATACTCATTACATTGGTCGCTTCACTACCATCAAAGATGAAGGGCGGTGGTTCACGCTAACAGATGAACTAAAGGAATACAGAAACAAAGGAGAGGAAGAAGAATGATAACCAGAAAAGAGATGAACCACATGGCTAAGTACATACGGGAAACTGATTATAGTGATAACACAAAGAAAGCAATGGCACTGATGTGTATGGCAGTATGCCATACATCAAACCCACGCTTTGATGAGGAACGATTCCTCAAAGCATGTGAGGTGGTACTATGATACAGTCAATGGAAGAACACCCAGTGAATCAAACCATGAAGTGTGAACAGTTGGACTATGGTAATAGACTCGGAAAGGAATGGTATATCATGCGCTCAACTATTGAGTGTGATGATGGATTTAGAATATCCATACAAGCAAGTAGTTCACACTACAGTATACCACGAACCAAAGCAGATGCATACACTCATGTTGAGTTAGGTTTTCCAAGCGAAGCCGACGATTTAATCAAACCGTTTGCTGAAGATTTTGATGACTATACACAGACTGTGTATCCATATGTTCCAGCATATGTAGTGTTGGCTTTGCTACAGAAGCATGGTGGTATTGTCAAAGGACAACTGCCACCATTGGAATGGACTCATGCTGATACCATGCGTGAGATATTGACTGGTGAATACTTGAATGGAAGAGGTGAGGAAGAATGAGTGGGTGTGGCAACTGTAATTGTGAACCAACTAAGCGTGTGTTCCTTGACCTCACCATCAATGGTGCAAGGTCAAGCGGATACTATGTGAGGTCTGACTTGCATGATAGAATCAGACGCATTGAAGAACAAACAGGTAGCAAGGTTGTTGGTGTTGTGTATGAGGATTCATACACCATTGAACTTATCCTTGACCCACCACTTGGAGGTGAAGAAGAATGACTAAAGGAACATACTACACATACACTGTTGAACTAGATGACTTCGGCATGGCTGACAGTCCTCGTGATTGGGACAACTTAGGAGTCATGGTTTGCTTCCATAGCAGATACAACTTAGGTGATGAACATACATACCAACGAGTGGATTACAACAGTTGGGAAGAAGTGAAGGAAGCCATCATGGATAACCATGATGTCAAAGTCATACTACCTGTGTACATGTATGAGCATAGTGGTGTTGCTTTGAATACCACAGGCTTTGCATGTGGTTGGGATAGCGGTCAGGTTGGTTGGATATACTCAACAAGTGATGAAGCGACTGAAGATAACTTGAGAGGTGAAGTAAGCACATACTCACAGTATCTTGATGGTGAAGTATATTGGTATGGAGTGTACAAACATGAACCATGTTCATTGGGACATTATCATACTGAACTAATAGACTCATGTGGTGGATACTATGATGAGGAACAATGCAAACATGATGCAGAGTTAGAAGCAAAACAATACAATGAAATGGAGAGTGAAGAAGAATGATAGCAAAAGGAATTATAACTGGAGAAAACAAATACGCAGAAAGCAGAGTGTACATAGCATGCCTACCATCATACAATGATGGTAAGTTGAAGGGCAAGACCTTCACGGCAGATGAGTTGGAAGCATTCTATGAATCGGAGGAATGGCATGAGTTCTATACAGGTGAGTATGCTATCCATGACTATGATGGGGACATCAGTCGCATTGGCGACCATCTTGGTGAACACTATGACATACCTGACCTCGTTGAGATAATGAACTTCATGGATTCAACAACCGATGCAGTGCCAGCAGCAATGCTATGCATTGAACGCAACGGCAACATACCTTCAGCGTATGATTTGGAATATGTCTATGACATGATGGAACAGTTTGATGATGCTGCTGACTGGGCGTATGAGACTTGTAAAGACTGTGGGTATTTTGAAGAACCATCTGGTTGGTCTCCCATTCAGTATATAGACTGGACTAGGGTGGCCGAAGATATGCTGATGGATTACATCAGCATTGAGTACGGACATACCACATACATGATGAGAGATTGATGATAGTCAAAAAGAGAGGCGATAGATATGACAATGAGCGACCATCAAGACAGTGAGAACTTTAGTTATACCCGTAGTTGGGATGACATTGAGACTATGCTATACGAAGCAGAAAGACAGGAGAACCACCACTTTATGCAGTTGAAGCGAAGGGATATTTCAAAGAAAAACCGAGTGTTTCACATGCGTAAGTGGAAGGGATTACAAGGTGTAATCGCTGGACTGCGCTGGGTCTTAGGTGATAAGAATGTATCACGCGCTGAGGTCTTAGGGAAAGTGGATTGACCGCTTTATATGCATCTCCAACACCACCATGAATGGTGGAACAAATGGAAGATGAATACCCCGAAGATTTTGAAGAAACGAAAGAATACCAATTGACAGTAGCCATAGGGATACTGGAAGAGTGGATGATGGATATTGATGCTGGTGATGCAGTTGAAGATTTCCCACGAGTCCCATTGATGAGGTTCATCATTGGTATGCTTAGAGAATTGCTACCAGCATGGCGTAAGTCATTGGAATACGACTTGCGAGTTGAACAAGTTGGTAGTGAAGCAGCGTTCTTGGAATTGATGAAAGAGCAATTTGGATTAGTAATGGAAGGAAGTGAAGAAGAATGATAACGGATTTAGAATATATCTTAAATGAAGAAGGACAGTTCAATGAGGGAATCCATGTGAGTCCCGATTGGATTAGTAAAAGCGAAAGGAATGATGGTAAAGAGTGGGTTCTATACACAGTTGAAGGTGCAAGGAAACGCTTGAATCAGATAAAGCGAATGAAAGGCAGAAAGCGTCTGAGTATATTGCTCGGCTTTGGCGACCACCTCAGCGATTGGACTGAGGTTGGTTGGACTCAGTTGTTTGATATGATTAGACATCGTGATTCACGGTTTAGAAACTGTACATACAATCAGTTGTTTTACATCAAACTATGTGATAGGAATGTTAGTGTTTCAGTATGGCCATGCTATGTTCGCAATGACAATGAAACTAAGGATAACGATTGGGGCAAAGCCGAGTCGTTAGACATGCCTGACCTATTTGCGGAGGTGGTTTGAATGGCAACGATACTGACAACAGATGGAGAGATGATTGACATTGGTCATAACCCATTGTTAGATGTGATGCAAAAGGCAGTGAAAGGATACATTGAGTATGTTCCATTGCCAGAGGAAGTCCAAGCAACTACAGGTTTTTCATATCTGTATTGTAATGAAGAAGGCAAACTCATGGGATTGCCACCGAATGTGTTAGCAACGCTACTAGCGTTTGGCGATACACCCCATGACATCATCGTAGGAGATGTAGTCCTATGCAAAGAAAACGAGGAGGAAGAAGAATGACGGACATAAGTTGGGTAAGTAATGAACGAAAGGCACAGGTGCTTGAGAAGATTGTGGCGTATCTGGATAAGATGCAATACATCAGTGAGCATAACGAAGATGAATTGGATACGATACTGTGGATGCTGGAGAATCCAGATGCAGATATCTATGATTCACCAATCATCATCAGACCTGAGGAGGGAGTACAATGACAAAGCCAAAAGGGACTGTAAATTACATTGAAGCGACATACGAATGCACAGTTTACTGGGATGACATCTGTGAAAGAGTTGAGTATCTTCATGGTTTTGTTTTGACCATTGATATGGTCAGCGAAATCTATGCCAAGTATGCTGAGATTGAGATTATACTAAAAGAACCGCAAGGTGAAGAAGAATTGACCAGCATTAGTTTGGGTCAAGGACACTTCCCAGAAACCGATTACAAGTGGCCACTAAGATTCTATGTGGCTGATGACCGATACAATGAGTTG